CGGAGCTGACGGATGGTAAGATCCCTGTTGGACCTTTTCCGCAATTCATTTTCCTGTGCTGCGGTCAATGCAATTTCATTTCTTAACTTATTTTGAGCGGCATTTTGTCCTTGAATCGCGTTAGTAATTTCTTTGCGTTCCTGTGCATTTCTTGCCAACAGATTCACGTTAGAAATAAGCGCTGCCTGTTCTCGTTTTTGTGCCTGCTCAATAACACCAGCTACCTGCTGGGCACTTTTCGCATAGTCGTCAATGGCTTTCATAGTATTGGCCATTGCTTTTTCCAGCGTCCCGGAAATGGTTTTGCTGATGCTCTTTAGCTGTGTCTTTAGGTTTTTATCGCCAATCTGTACATTAAACTTTTTGTCTTTCGCAATCTTATCCAGTTTCCCCTGCACACCACCGCCGTCAGGTTCCACCTTTAACTTAATACTTAAATCTTCCGCCATATACTTTCCCCCTTACGGTTCGGCTCAAGCCTTCAAAGGCCGATTATTTTCAATCAGCCGCTCAAGACAAGAGCCGAAGCTCTCGTCGCGTTAATTATCAGGGAACTGCTCTTTTATGGCTTTCACAATCTCTCCATGTACGGCGCTGTTCCCATCTGCGATTTCTTTTGCCGTGTTTGCCACAAACGGGCGCGGGTGCAAATAGGCCGCATCAGGTGGCGAACCCCAAATGTTTTTCACATCGCCCTTCTCCACCATCTCAGCAAGCGATGTATTGGTGCCGGTTTTGTATTGCCCACCAACGGCTGATTCATTCGGCACACCAATATCCTTTACCGTAAGCACATGCTCTCTCACGCTACTCACCACGCTGCTGTCGGCTTCCAATGCCCCTTCGCCTTGGCCACGGCGCTCATATACTTTCGGCTGGTATACATCCAGTACATCTTCCTGGATATGCTTCTTCAGACAATTCTCCACAGCCGTTTTCGCCCCGCCATTCAGTGCCAGGTTAATTCGCCGCTGCAGTTCCAGTTCCAGCCCTTTCTGTGTGCTTACCGTCTTGGCCATTTAACTCTCCTTGCCGTTCACAACCTCAATCTTCACGGGCGGCTTCTTTGCGGGCTGCTCGCCTTCGCGCACTTTCTTTACCAGATCAGCCAAAAATTCCTGGTCTCCCAGCTGGCTCAAATTCCCTGCAATTTCTGCAAAGGCGTCTGCAATCCGGTCAAGCGGGTCCGGGTGGTTGATCGCATCAAATACCTTCATGTATTTTTCTTTCCGGTCTTTCATCTCGGCTTCACATGCCTCATAAAGTCCCGCTGTAACCACCGCAATATCCGGGTCTTCCACAATTTCAATGCCCTGTCGGCTGTAAACAAAGTCGCACATCTCATCTGTGTCCATCTTGTCCAGCTCCGCTTCCGGGGCAAAAAAGGTAATCACCGCAATGCGCCAAGCATAATCAAACAGCGCGTAATACTGCTTGCCGTCCTTCTCGCACATGTCGCAAACAAAATCCACAAACCGGATTCTGTCGCCCACACGGATGTTCTTCTTAATTTCCATAAAAAAATACCTCACAAAATAAAAAGCCCCGCCCTTTTCAGGCGGAGCCGTGTTCATGTTCTATTCGGGTACCATGTCTTAATTTTATTATGCTCAACAAGCTTTTCTGTCGTTTCTTGGCATAATCACAGTTACAGCGTGTCGTAATCAATCCACCCACCACGCCGTTTACGGTACACAATCCAGCGCAAATGCTCATCCGGGTACAGGTAATCAAACATCTTCCGCTTCATCAGTGCCACAGTATCCGGGCACCCCTTGGTGTCAATTACCTCTGTCGTGCCATCTTTATACTTCAACCAAAAATCAGCCACATAGTTAATGGCTCGCACCGTCTCCATTCTTCCCCCACGTTCCTTGCGGTACTTTGGCTGTAGCTCATAGGGTTTCTGCAGTTGATAGTCCACAATCTCCCCGCTGGCCACCCCCGGCAGCACAACATCCCGGTAATATTTCATCTCAAGTTCAGAGTCAAACACAATCCCGTCATAGGTGCGTTTGCTCTTGTCACGGCTCACATTATACTTGCTTCGTCCGCTTACTTGCACAGCTCAATCTTCCCGTCTGCAATCTTGAATTTAACCACATTGCCAACGGCATAGCCGTCTTTCACCGGCACCTGGTAGCCGTGCCCATCACATTCAAACCCCATGTAGCCGCGTTCCTTGCTGCAGTATACAACCACGCCCTTCAGCGGGCGCACCTGACGCTTCAGGGGCACTTTGGGCGGGGCAACAATTTCAACAGGTTCAATCTTCACATCGGTAAAACCGCTGGTATTCTTGTCTTCCATATGCACGCCACTCCTTTCGCGTTCTAAAAATGGAGGAGCTTTTCGCTCCCCCACGGATCAAACATCACAATTCAAACCTATATATAATAAAGTAGGGATTTGCGTTGATCACTCCATAAAGTTCATGTCGTAAATGTCGCCATCCTGGTTGGCCATGCAGTCAAAGGTGATAGAAACAGTGGTCGGATCACCAGTGTTCTGGAATGCCAGGCTGAAACTTGCCTGCGGCTGAGCCTTGTAGTAAACCAGCTCGCACTGTACAATCTCGTCGTCCTCGGTCTTGAACGGCATCATACCGTGGATCTCAAAGGCATGCGGGAATGTGTCAGAATCAAACTTGACGGTCTGAACACCATCGTTCTTGTCGTAGAAGTAGTAGGCAATATAGTTCTTGCCGTCCTGCAGGCCAGCGCCAGTAACCTTCTTGTCAGTTGTAGTAAGATCGCTGATCTCAGTGCCAGCGTCATCAGAAACAGCAAAAACCTGCACAGTGCCGGCCTTCGGGGTCTCACTCAGCTCAATGCCGTCAGTGGTGGCGGTCAGTACCTCGCGCTTCATAATCTTTGCAACCTTGCCAATGTCCTGACCACTCAGCAGGGCAAACAGCTTAACAGGCATGATCTGGGTATCAACCTTCAGGGTGCCTGCACGCTCGCCATCAAAGCCAACACGGTTCGGTGCGCCCTGGCCGCCCTTTGCAAACACGCGGTTTGCGGTAAAGTCAGTGGTGGTCACGTTGGCAAAATCAATGGGCAGAAAAACTTTCTTGGTCTTGTAATCAAGCAGAACCAGATCAGCAACTTCACGGTTCGCCATATTCGGATTTACAGCCATATCTTATTCCTCCGTTATTATTTATCAGTTTCCATGTGTTTGTACCATCCGCCAAGGTCGTTCTCGCCACCCCATACGGCATAGTTCATGTCATGGATCTCATTTTGTTTTTTTATGTTCTGACGGTTAAAAGTGTCATGCACCTGGTACACCGTCAAATCATAAATATTCGTATAATTCAGGCTGTTATGGTTTGTCGCCAGCGCAGAGATGATGTTCCCCAGCTCCAAATCAGGGTTACTCTTATACCCTTTTCGTTTCGATTTTTCATATTCAGCCTTTTTCTTTTGGAATCGTTCATAAAACTTGCGGGCAGCCTCATTTTTGAACTTCAAGTTTTCCTCCCGCTTCTGGTCTATGTACGCGGTTTGCAGGCAAATGTCGCAAATCTCTGCCCAGTTATCTCGCGTTATGGAACCATCAATCAGGATCTTATCGTCCACTTCGGTTTTATTCACCAGCACAGCATGGTGCGCTTCATCATATTCAAGCGGCGCATCAATAAAAAAGGCCAGTGCGGCAATCATCTCCGCCTGGCTTTCTTTGCTCATACTCAATAAATCAAAGGTGTTGATAGTGGCTTTTTCCTCATTGCTCAAAGCTTCATACGGGTTCTCCTGCCCTGTTACTTTGGCAATGTCTTCAAACATCGCCTGCGGTGTCAGCAGCAAGGTACTTAGCGCAAACTGATAACTCATATAGCCGCGCTTGTTAATGTCGCTCAGTCGGGGCGAGTGTACTCTGCCCACATTTTTCACCATAAAACCTTCGGGGTTCAGCAGTTCATAGTACGGTACTTTCACTTTGCGCCACCCATCTTGCGGTTGAACGCCATCACTTCGTATGTAATGCAGCGGCCGTAATAATTATTATTCGGCTTGTATACATCGTTGTTCAGTAACCGTACCTTCCCAATTCCAAAATCTTCGCTGCCGTTCAGCAAACGGTCAACGTTCATGGCCAACACATCGGCCTTTGTCCCCAGCACGCCGGGGTGTCGGTAACTCTTCATTACCTTCTTATTGCAATAGGCAAAAATGTACAGGTACACTCTGTATGCCGTATCGCTCGGTGCCTTAGCCACCACGGTCTCCATGCACAGGTAGGTGTCCGCCGTTTCATTGATCTCCGGCACATACTCAAACTCGTAAATATGTCCGGTACTAATGCTCTTATCGCCTAGTAGCATCTCGTCCGTGTCGGTATCATCGTCCACGGGTCCAAGCAGTAGGTTAATAATGGTGTCGTCTTGTGCCAGCAGGGCGGCTACTTTATGTTTGTATTCTCCCAGCTCACTCAGGTTCATACGTCCACCACCTTCACTGCAATGCTGTCTGTGCTCTTGCCGTCCGGTGCCACAACCGTCAGTTTCACGGTAGCTCCATTCAGCGCGGCATTATCCTCTGCGCATACCCGGCAGCTGTCCCCAGTTACCCGGTTCCACTGCACACTGTTGGCAAGGTATACCTTTGTTTCAAGTGTTTTATCATCAACGCTCAGGCTCCAGGTGCATCCCGGCAGCGGCTTGCCATCAATCGTGGCCTTAAAAATCTTGCCGCGCCCGCAAATGCGCACTTTAGGTTCGCCCGCGTATTTAATAATCACTTCGCCGTCCTCCGGTGCCTGTCTTACCTCCTGGTAATCACACAGCATCTTTTCGGCGTTATCCTGTTCTTCCACATGCTGGTCCTGTTCAAGGTTCAAAACCAAAAATCCCGTCTGGGCGTCATTCCAGTCGTAGCGTTCTGTCATAGCGTCAACACAGGTCACACGGTAAGTTTTAGGCTTGCCGTTAATCTGCTCCATCATCAGGCGTTTCCCCACATCCAGCAAAGCCGATTCCTCATCATACGGTATTTTCACCTGGAATTCGCGGCTGGAAATGGTCATGTATACATCTTCGTTCAGGTTGGAAAAATACGGCTTGTCCACAACCGCCCACCGGGTAATAATTTCCCCGGTCTCATGGTTCTGCCACTGGATGCTCCGGTTACACAGCTCAATTTTGCCGCGCACGGTTATTTCATCGTCCGCATCGCGCTCTGTAATCAGCCAATGGCTTTTACTAAACAGCATAATTTTTCCAATCTCAAAGTTATCGCCCGGCATGGTGCGTATAATCTTCTGGTTTGTCACCGTGCTGCTAATAATCATCATGTGGTGGGGTACCCCCTCAATCTCTACCTCTTTATAGGCAGGGGAGTCAGGCCCCATTCTCAGCGTGTCCCGTTTGCTCTTTTCAACCATCCGGTCACGCCGCGTACTTCCGTGCCTGCCAAGCATAGCAGCATATGTTTCATAGTTCATACGCTACCACCTCACTCAGTCAAACTCGAAATTTCCCCATTGCGGAAAGAGTATAGGTTAATCTCCTTCATCTGCTGCCGCTCTGTCGTGGTCAGCAGGGTCGTCATCTTCTCCAACAGGTTGGCTGGCGAAAACAACGTAAAATCCTTTGTGCTCAATCCGTTCTGCAATGTGTCTGTGTTATAAACATACTGGCGCACAAAATGCACAATCATGCCCAGTGCCAAAATATCCTTCTCGCGGTTCGTCAGCGTAATGTTGAATTCCAGCAGATCATCTTCCCTGTCATTCAGGTCCTGTTTGCACACATCCTCAAAATCGCTGATCGCCATCTTCAAAAGATCCAGCTGCATTGCTTCTCTTGTCACCGCATCGTAGTCCAGGAACTCATAGTTGCGGACTTGGCCACGGTAACGCTCATAAACTTCCTCGTATCTTGTGCCCATTGGCCCGCACCATTCCTCTCATTATTCTTCGGTTCCGCCGATCGTCACAATCTCAACGCCGCTCTTGCGGGTTCTGGGTTTCTTGGGTGCCTCCAATGCAACGGATTCTTCCAAATCGCAATCCAGCACATCGTTCAATGCTTTAATCATGGCACGGCTGTCCAGCTGGTCTGCCTTCAGCATCTCCTTTGCGCGGATACGGATGCTGTCGCGCATCCCCTCGCTCATCTTGGGCACCTTCTCGCGGATCTCATCCGGGGTCCACTTAAACACCTCGTCAAAGTTTTCCGTGGTCAGTGCGTTCTTGTAGTAACGTTCCACACCCAGCTTGCGCAGTACGTTGGCGTCTTCAATCAAAATCCAGTTGTCACGGAAAAACCGCGGCTGGCTGCCACGCATTACAAGCAGCTCGGCGTAGTCCATCTCCTGCACCTCGCCAAACTCGGTCCACTCAACGGTGTAGCCGGGGTTGCGGGTCGAAGCATAAAACAAGTTGCCATGGGTGCCGTTCTTGCATTCCACCATGGTCTCATTGGTAATCTTCGCAGTTGCCAAAACATACCTCCAAAATATTCCTTATATAAAAAAGAACCCCGCCTTGCGGCAGGGGTATCGTTCAGCTCAAAACCTTATCAGGCAAACTTGTAGCTACCAAAGTCGCGGTCCAGAATGATAGAAACACCGGTGCGCTTGGTCATCAGGAATTCCTGGGTCAGGTCGGCCTTGTTCATCGGGTCGCCCATCAGCATGGTAACTTCACCCTCGGTAACGCGCTTCACGGGCTTGGTGTCGCCGGCAAAAATGTAAACAGTGTCGTCAGGCAGAATAAACTCAGTAGAGCCGATCTTGTGGCGCTGCTTCATCGCAACCATCGGGGTGCCGGCAATGTGGCCCAGGTAACCCATGCTGTACAGGTCGCTCTTGGCCTGCTCACCCATGGTAGCAGTGGTAATCTTGCGCAGTGCCTTGCGGGTGCCAACAATCGTAGCGGTGTCGCCGGTAGAAGCCTCAATGTGCTCAATCAGGTCCAGCAGCTTGTCCTCATTGTAAGAACCACTCTGGGTATAAACGGGGTCCAGCTTGGTGAACATGCTGGTCCATGCCAGATAAGCGCTGTCCAGATCATACTGGGTAAAGCTGCGGCCAACAGTGTCAACCAGGTCATTAAAGTCAATACGGCCAGCCAGCACGCGGTTAATTTCCTCATAAACCTTCACAGCACGCAGCTGGGTGTTCACGGTAATATCCTGGCCGGCTTCCAGGCGCTGACGGCGGATGCCCTGGGTACCTTCAGCAATGTCGGCAACAGTCAGCAGGCACGGCTTGGTGGTATGGAAAATGTTGGTATCGCCCAGAGAGGTGTTGCGGTCCTCAATAAAATTGGTAAAGAACTCGTCACCCTTCAGGCCCTCTTCACTAACCTTATCAATCAGAACTTCGGTAATAGCAAACAGGTTGCTGCACTTACCGTCGCGGATATCCTTGTAGTTCATGCTGGTCTTGCCATTATTAGCCTCAATCATGGCCTGGCGCAGAACTTCCTGGCTGTCTTTCACGCTGTATTCGCCCAGGTGGCCATGGTAGCCATCAACGGCCAGCTTAATCAGTTTCTCATCCATGTTAATACTCCTTTACATATAAAGATAGGTGCAGCCATAGGCCACACCAGTAATTAGTTATAACTAACTTGCTGATATAAAATCAGGCGATCACGTCAACGATGTAATAGGTATACTGGCCGTCGCCAAAGCCAATCTTCACAGGATCGCGCTTGATCACACCAAAAACATTGTCAGCAGAAGCATCAGCTTCAATTTTCAGCTTGGTAGAACCAGCAGCAAAGGCAACAAACTTGCCCTTTTCGGGGGTACCGTCAAAAGCTTCAGCAGTAACGCGGAAAGAATCAGCGCCGGCAACCAGCAGGTAAACGCGAACAGGCTTGCCAGCTTCGTTCTCCCACTCGGTCAGGTAATGGGTGCGGGTCTCATCGTAAAACAGCTCAACACCGGCAACCAGGGCCAGCAGGGAGCGCTTGGAATCAGCAGCAGGTGCTTCAGCCTTGTAGGTTTCGGGGCCGATCGCATCACCAATCACAACAATGTTGCCATTATCAATGGCGGCAGGGCTGCCATCCTTGTAAAAAATAACACTCTTCAGGTAGGCAGCGTTGCTGGAACCAACCAGCATATCGGTGCCAACAACAGCATGTTTAATGTTAGCCATAATATGTAACTCCTTTTTTTTACTCTTTTGTATGCAGGTAACGTTCGAACAGGTCGCCATAGCGCTTCTCTGTTTTCTGGGTGCCATTCACGCCAAACCGTACCTTGTTTACCTCGCCCTTCTTTTCTTTGGGCGGAACATAACTGAACTCAGCGGCCTTTTTGCCCAATAGCTTGTAGCAAGCATCTTCCAAAACGGTAAACTCCATCGTCTTGTTATCTCGCAGCTTGGCATAATCAGCATCGCCATCCAGCTTCTGATCCATAACGGCAAACAACTGTTCGCGTTTAGCGCTCTCTTCTTCTTTGGCAGCAGCAGCCTCGGCCGCAACGTAAGCATCGTATTTCGGCTTCATCTCGTCATATTCTGCTTTCAGTTCGCTGTACTGCTTGTTGGCAGCCTCCAGTTTTTCGGTCTGCTCTTTGGCCTTGTCGCCCATGGTGCTGTACAGCGCGGGCACGCCCATATCTGCACTGCCTTCATCCCAGGCTTCGTACTTTACCTTCATGCGTTTCTTGCTGGCAAAATCAACTTTCACGTTGTCGCCATCCATGGTAAAGGTAAAGCTGTAGATCTTCCAATCCTGGCAATCCATCACAACAGCAAGGTCATCCTGCACGTCCTGCAGCCAATAGCGGCTTACTTCATAGCCCCACGGGTCAATCATGGTTTCAGCGCTAATGGCCTCGTTTACTTCGTTCAGCTTGTCGAGCAGATTCAGGCTGTAATCCGCAGCAGGTTCGCCGCCTTCCGGTTCTGCCGGGGTTTCGGGTTCTGCAGGTTCAACAACAGGCTCTGCGGCCGGCTCACTTTCCGGTTCACCCTGCGGCTCTTCCGGCTCGGCAGATCTTGTCGCAGCCATCTCTTCACACTTCGCTTTCAGTTCCTCAATGGTAATTTCCTCCAAAGAGAACTCCAGCGTAGAAGCGTCAATGCCGTAAGAAGCCAGAATTTCTTCTTTTTCTTTCAAGCAATCGTCTCCTTTCGCAAAATTATCTATCTGAGCCTCCTTGGAGGATTCAGATCTCTGTAAAGCTGTGTATTCCGCCAGCATATCCTTAACCTGGCTCGCAATCGTCGCGGCGGTAAAATTCGCCGTAACTGTGCTGCCCGTCATTGCAGGTCGGATTTGCGGGTCAGTGGTGGAAAGCACGCAACAGCCATCAAAATCAAAATTCTGCACAACATAGTAGCCGTCTTTATCCACATAACCTTCCATGTTGGTGATCTCCATGCTCTGCCCTTTCACCACATCCCGCTCAAAAATCCCACAGGAATCGTCAAACTTGGTCCACAGCAACCCGTCAACGCGCAAATATTCCCGTGTTTTTCCTGTGCCGTCATCCCGGCTTACCCAGCGCGGGTTGCAGCTTTCCGGTATCACACCGTAAGCGCTGCCGGCATATACATATCGAATCCCGTCCTCGTCCACAATCAGCTCATGTTCGTGGCCCTTAAAATCAAGCTCATCATCGTCATTTTGCTCAATGTATCCAAGGATCGGGGTATTCGCAATACTCTTTGCTGCCCGGTCAACTACCTCTTTTTCAAACCGCGATCCGTTCAGGTTGCCGCCAGTATGCAGCACATCAATCGTCACGTTAATAAAACGCGTATCTTTGCCCATCACTTCTCCGGTTTTTTCAAAGGTAATTGGCAGGCGGTTCAACCGCTCACTCACATCCAATCACCCCGTAAACTAAAAAAGGCCGCTTGCATAGCGGTCTCTCAAAAGTAATTTCGTTTTTTCTGCTGTGCGGCAAACTCCTGCACAGTCTTCAAATCATCGTCGTCAAGTTCAAAAATATATACTGTATGGCCGCCACTGTCGCGCTCTTCCCGCACCAGCTTCTTTTTCTGGCGCAGCAAATATAGAACCACGTCACGGCCGCGTACTTTAACTTCACGCTTCATCGCTATCAGCCTCCTGTTGCCAGGTCTTCCTCGCTGCTGTTCTCGCCTGCGTCTGTCAGCGCCTTACCCTCACTTGCATTGGTGGGGCGTCCGCCTTCATCTGTCGCGGCATTACTGTCAGCAGCGCTCTGCGTGTTGGAGCTTATCAGCGGCACCTCATTGGCCGACAGGTTCAATACCGTGTTTTCCAGGTACTGCATGTTCTCCATATCGCTTGGGCTGTATCCGCTTGTCGCCATAATGGCACTGCGCACCGGCATTCCGTACTGGCCATCTTTTACAAGGCGGTCATGCACTTCCTGCCGGTTAAAATACGTCACATCTAAAATATTTACCTTAAACTTAACTGCCGTCGAAACACTCTTTAATTTACGGTTGATCCAGCGTTCAATCTGCCGCATCATCGCAAACACAATCATCTGGTCATTTACGGTAGAAAGGCTCAGCGTCGAACTGCTGGGGTCTTCACCGCCACCAAACAAGATGTTGTTTACACCCGCCTGCTTCCACATCGAATTTTCGGCTTTTGCCACATCGTCACTGCCGCTCACAGCTCCACTTTTTTCAAAGTCCCAGCTGCTGATTTTCATCGGACTCATAATCGCGCCAATGTTCTCCGGCAGCACGTTGCACAGCATGTCGTAAAACTCTTTGCACAGGTCGTAGTCAATCAAAAATGTACCGTCATCCCCCACCGGGATCTCCAACGCCAACGCCTTGTAATTATTCACTTCGCTGGCATCCTTGCTGATCGCCCGGTAGTCTTCAATATCCGCCAGTGCGCTGAACAAGCTCACAAACGGCGGGATCGGCACATACGTCTGCTCGTTTACTTTCAAACAGATAGAATTCTCACTTGACAGCTCCTGCCACTTCAAGCCGGAATCCTTCTGGTACGCACTGTACATCGTGGTAAATTCCGGCGGAAAATTTGGTAATCGCTCATTGTGGGAATCAAAGTAAGAAAAATTGAACGCAAAGTTGTATACACCATCCTCAATGCTGCTGATCTTGCAATAGTCTGCATCCAGCTGCTGGAATGTGTAGCTGTCGTTCGTTTCCCATGCGTACCCGTAATACACATCATCACGGAACGCCACCACCAATGCCCGGCTGAACTCGTGCCGCAGGTTCATCTTTTCCAACTGTGCCGTCACCGCATAGTAACCTTTTTTGAATTTTTGCAGGTTCACATTCTTGGAATAATCAACGCCATACGGCACCACAATGTAACTGAATGTGCTCATGTTGGCAAAATACTGGATCAGCCGTCTGTAATAGTTCGAAATATTGAACAGGTATTGGCTCATCTGCCGCAGCTGCACTTCATAGTTGGCCGGGTTCGCCAAATAGGTAACAATCTGGCTCTTGGTGTACTTTTTATAAGTAGGGTTGTAGTCGCGGTTATTTTCAAGGTCGCGGATCTTCACGTTTGCCAGGTTCGCATACCGCACCTTACTCATAAATTCCGTCAATGGCACAAAGCTTTTCTTGCCGTCCGGGCTGATCATGGCGACCTTTTTCTGCTGTATTTCTTCCATATAGCCGCCTCCTTAATGCCGCAGTCTGGGCGCTCTAAAGTTTATTTCAATCTTCTTATTGCGCATAAAGTTTTTACTCATCATGCGTTCAACCTGCAGCGCAATGTAATAGTTGTAGCTCAGGCTGCTGTAACGGTCCTTGCGTGCGCCGGGCTTCTCATGCACACGGATCAAATTATTCGTTGCTTCATATTCCAGGTTTACCAGCTCATTTACAGCCAATCCGGTATTGATATACGGCATCTGCAGCGCCATCTTCTCCATGGGTGAAAGCTTGTCGTAACCTTTAATATTCGCCCGCAAAATCTCTTCGCAGTCATATTCGGATTCCAAAAACCGGATTCTCCCCTGTTGGATTCCGCTTCGCAACGCAATTGTCGCGTCATTATTAAACTGGCTGCTGCCCATGATCGCCCAAATCACCTTGGGTGCCGTCTTGTCGGGGCACCGCTCCTGGAAATCCGGGTTATTGCAGCAATTCAGCGGTGGGTATGTCTCGCCCGTCTCCGGGTCATAGCACTCGTGCATCAGCAGATCCATAATAGGAGCACCAAGACCCTTTGCGTCAATGCCAATGTAGTCACACTCAAAATACTTAAAGTAGCGGCGTAGCTTCAGCACCAAATCCTGCGTAATAATACCCTCGCAATTTTCGGTGTACACCATGTTGCTGGTACACTTGCCCGTACTGTCGGGCACCAAACTGTTCAAAAAGATGCTGGTGGCGTCATTGTCGCGGCGCTTAGAACTCATCAGGGCAATATCAACCGTCAAAATCCGCTTCTCACCAGTCTTCTTGGCCGGCAACTGGCAAGCCGCCTTATTGTTCAAAATCATGTTTGGTGCATAGAACGCTTTTATGATCCTGCGCTGCTTGTTAATATCGTCAAAGCTAAATAGCCCGCCGTCTGTCGTACCAATAAACAACGCCTCATTTTCCATGCGGAACCGTATGTCAGAAAACGTCGATTCTGTCATCTCGTCTTCTACCTGGCTCTTCAGCAGCAGGTTTTCCTTAATACTCATCTGGTACGGGAATCGGAAACAATAGTAATTTTTTGTGGTGTCAAACATGTTCACAAAGTAATCCTTGCACAAATCCCATGACCAGTGTTGTTCAAACCATGCAGAGCTTAGGTACATCTGCTGGTTGCGTTCCGCCAAATGGGCGTACTTGGGGTTGTCCATGTAGCCGGGGTGGCGGATGTAGTTCAAAAACTTCTTCAAAACCAGATCCAGCACTTCCTTGTCAACCATGCGGTACTCGTCAATGATCAGCAAACTCGCACGGCCGCCACGGGCAGTATCCGCGGCGGTCACAACCTCAATCACACTGTCATTGCGGAAGGTTATCTTCGCCACACTCTGGTTTATCGTTATATCTTTTATCTCACTGCGCAGTAATGGGCTTCGCGGCACCAACTCCTGCTCAATCTTTTTCAGTACCAAGCTGCCCTGGTTTCGCGTTTTGCTCGCAATCACAATCAAGCTGCCTGGGTACAAGATCGCTTTCCAACAGCAGAAAATTGCACATAGGAATGTTTTGCCTAGCAATAATGTTATCCTACCGGCTTTTTATCCGGCAGTTCTTATGGTTTCCCATAAGTTCAGCATACATTTTCACCCTCTAAGGGTGCCGGGCACTCGTGGGCGGGTTATATTCTGTCAGTAACAGGTTCACCGCCTATGCGTTACAATACCTCCTTCTATTAAGAAGGTAGGTTATCTCGGTATTAGCATTTTACAGCCTCTACCGATTTTGTCCGGTTCTCTCAAGCTGGTTTCCCAACCTGGGGGCCTAGTGTTGACCACGCGCCGCTATAAAACAAAAATTTGTGCATAGCGCCATGCAATAAATCAAAATCTGTTGGAACATCTTCAGGTTTACGTTCAAATAATCCTTGCAAAACCTCTGCGGGTTTGCCCGGTAAAAGCTGGCCCACAGCGCCACGGCGTTCATGATCCGGCTTGTCTTATCTTCCGTAACCTCTCTTGCAGTTTTCTTCACCATTCAAGCACCACCTCACTCTCCGGGGGTGCCAAAAATGGCGTTGCGGATACTCTCGTTCTCTTCCTCTTCTCCGCCGGTGTATTCAGGTCGGTGCGCCGTATAAGGTGCCATACCTTCCTCGTATTCTTTCTGCCACGGGTTCTTGATCTTGAACAGTTCCATCATTGGCCCTGTCACCCAAGTGCGGAAATATTTACCAATCCCATCCACGTCTTTCCATTCAGGCGCAGCTTCCGGGATCGGCTTTTTGTCTTCCCACTTTTTAATCAAGGTGCCAAAGGTATTTGCCTCTGCCAGCGCATTATCGTTCGTCTGGTTCGGCTTAATATTGGCGCTACCCAGCAGGTTCTGCAAAGTATCACTGGCCTCTTTTACCTTCTTGGTGTCACCCGTCTGGTATGCCTTGGTCAGCATAATCTGCGCCATACTGATCGCTTTGAACAATTCTTCCTGCGCCTTGGTAGAGCACTCATACCGGGTAATCCAGTCCTTGTACTCATTGTCCAGCCGCACATACTCGGCCTCGTTGAACCCTGGCCCCCAAAACCCAACCATGCGCTGGCTTACCTTGCCGCCGTTTGGTCGTGTCTCGCTAATATCACTTACATCATTGATCACCCGCCCGTTGATTTCTTCCAGGTAGGTATCAAAGGTCTTGCCATGGTTCTGGGTCATGTTGCAATGTCTGATCCAAGCTGTCATCCGGCTTGTGTTCGGGGCGTGCTTTGCCGTGCTTTTCAGCAGGCCCTCGCTGTAATAAATGTCAAACAGCATGCACACCCGCTTCATAGCCTCGTCCTCATTACCCAGTGCCTGGGTATAATGGTCAACCAGCTTGTCCATGCAGCTCTTGCATACCGGGAAGTAATGGTTGTTTCCTCGCCACAGCTCGCTTTGCGCAGGGGAAAAATTATCCTTCTGGTGCATAAACCGCTTGCCGCAGCAGGCGCAAACAAAATACGCAGGCCCATCGTCCTCTGCCATCATGCGACGGATCTTGGCCTGCGCTTCTGCGTTTTCTCGTAAAATTGTAGCTTTATTTTTAGAGCCTTTCGGTCTTCCGGCCATGTTCAGTCACCCTCCTTATCGGCGCGGTTCCCGTTCTCATCATAATCACGGAAGTTGTTCCGGCACTCATTCCAAAACTCCACCACATCCATCAATTTCTGGCTGCGCTTAAACACACAGTAGCTTGTCTGGGTAATGGGGTTCATCTGCCGGCTCTCATAGCTCAAACCAAACGCCTTCAAAAAATTCGTAAGCCGCGCCGAATAACTGCAAAAGTATTCGGGCTGCTTCTTCTCATATTCACCCACTCTAAAAACCATCCCCTCTCATCAAAAAAATCCCACGCTCTAATCCAGCGTAATATCGTAACAGCAGTCCACGCCGTAAGCATTCACCACCAGCACGTTCTGCTCCGGTTTATTTCGCAATCTCTTATCCATGCAGTAGCTGTCCGCGCCATCCACACAGCCGCTTTCGTATACTTTCGTATCGTATACAGTCGTCAGGGCATTGGTGTGGCGGTGTCCCATCAGCACAATGTCAGGCTTATCACCTGTCATCATAGTCAAGGTCTGTACCACGCTACCCGGTGTATCTTTGTCACCATGCACTGCATACACCAGTCGGCCGCGTACCATAAAGTCCGCAATTGTCTCGTCAATCGTATTCTGGTAGGTTTCTACATTGCCCAGTGCTGCACAGCGTGCGTCCACAATATAAGTCACAAGCTTGTCCAGATATTCACCGTGCTGGTTATCTTCCTTGGCGGGGAACACCCGGCTATGGTTGCCCGGCACACTATAAATGTATACATGTTCGAACATGCGGCTCAGTTCAGCCACAAACCAACTCACGGCTTCCCCGGCGCTGATTACCTGGTCCACTACATTCTCGTTGTTTTCCAGCCGGTTGTTCAGGTGGATCTCACCGTTTACCATATCGCCGCCCAGCACCAAAAAACAATTCTGGCCATTGTGGCGCTTCTGGATCACATATACCCTTTCCGCATAACGCTTCAACCGGGCACGCAACACCTGTTGGTCAAAGCTGTTGTAAAGGTTCTCAATCTTAACCCCCGCATGCAGGTCGGTCAGGTGAACAATCAGGTCGGTCGTCAGTGCTTCTGTACTAACCACCCCAATGTGTTCAAAAGTCTCCGGCTTATAAGCGCTGAACCGCCGTTCAATCAGCTCTCGCATGCTCTCTCCACGGGCTTGTACCCGCATCAGGCGGCTCACTTCATTGCGCTCGTCCCGCAGCTTAACCTTTTCTTTCTCCAGCTCGCGGCGCTGCTCTTTAATCTCTCCCAAAATCTGCTGTGCGTCATTCAGGTTGGTTTCACTGGCGTGCGCCAGCATGCTGAACGCCTTCCAGTTCTTGCGGTATACGCACTCATCCTTGTCCTGGCCCAGCTCTTTATTGATCACATCCGCCACATCGTCCCAGGTGCCAATCTGGTCCTTGGCAGCACAAATGCGGTAGATGTATTCATTGTCAGTTTCCTTGGCAAGCTTGTGCAGTTCAAGCATTCACGTCACCCCGTGTATTCACAATTCCGGTGTGGCGCTTGTCACGCTCCATTTCAGCCAAAGCTTCCTGCGCAAAATAGTTGTTGGGCAAAGCCTGCAGCACATACGGCAGCTCGTCCACCATCGTCTTGTTCACGGTCGTAACCATATGCACACCGGGGAACTTCTTGCGCAACATTTTTGCTTCTTCCTTAGAAATAACAATCATCTTCAAAAATCTCCTTATAAAAAAATAATCTGAGAATAAAAAGACCCCCGGCCATAATGGTCAGGGGCACTCTACCCTCTATAATCATATATAGGGGGTTTTCAGCTTCAAGCGTTACAAGGTGTTATTTTTGTTTCTGTAGCGGGTTACGCGGACCAACGTCTTGGCGTTTTTCTCCAATTCCGCGCAGGTCTTGCAGTAGTGTGCCTTGGCATTCCACGCAATCTCTTCCCCACACTTTTCGCAGTACCGGTTGTCAAACAGCCCAATCTCTGCGCACAATTTATCCATATCCAACCGGTTGTTCTCTGTCGTCACATCCCAGCAGTAAACACCTTCGCTTTTGTGATCATAAAACGGGTACTCATACAAACAGCCAATCCTTCCCGGACCCGGCTTGCAAGTAATTCGGTTCAATATACCGCACTTGTCACTCAGCACATCCAGCTCCACCGGCGCTTCATAACCGTCCCACCAGTTCGCGCCATCAATGTGTATCGCTGTCACATCTCGCCCAAAGCAAGAGCAAAACTGTTTGATCCTGTATCGGTTCATCAGATCCAGCGTGTCACTACCATTCAGCCGGCACATAACAATCACGCCAAGCAAAACCTTCACCTGTCGCTGCGTAAGCCCATAAGTACGGATCGCCAGCCGGATGTAAGTCAGGTCGCTCTCATAAAGGCAAATCTTATCAACCTGCCGCAGTCCACACTTCTTCAGCTGTTTTTTCTTGTACTGCTGGATTAGGTCCAACCGGTCATACTGCCTTATGTACTTGGGATCTGTATGGGCCAGCTGCATATCTGCACAAAAATCTGGCTCATACCCACTCTGCGCCAACAACCGCCGTAACAGCCGCGGGCTTTCATTGTAATCGTCAAAGTTATCCAGCAACATCTTTTCATTGCAATAATAGCTGTAATACATTACCCCTCTCCTCCTTCAATCGGTTCAATGTTCAGTTCGTTGCCAACCGGCACCAGGGCATAACGCTTACCCAGGTACTCGTATTCACCGTCATCGCACAGCTGCGGCAAGCAAATGTTCACCTGCTGGATGTTCTCCACAATGCCGGTGCCGGCCACCACCCACATAAACTTCTTGCTGCGGCGGGGGTATTTCTGGTAGCAAAGCATCACAGCAATGTTGGCCAGTTCTTTGGGGTCAAGGCAAATCTCTGCACACCGGGCACGGAACTTGTTATAGTACAGCTGCCAGTCAACCTCAAAGTTGGCGGCAAACTCCTTTGTAACGCCCTCAGCCTCCAGCTCATCTTTGAACCGGTCAAAGTAACGGCAGTGGTGTTCAGTCTCTGCCAGCTCGGCTACCGTTTTATTAAACTCAAAGTAGATTTTTTCAATCGCATCAAAATGCTCCTGGCTAAATCCCACCTCCGCGTCAATCATAATTGTGTAATCAAACCCGTCACTCCTTTTGTGGCGCAGCCCGTCCGCCCACTTTTCAATAACCCAACACATCTTATTCATGTTGCTGTGGGCGCAGCTCAGGCGCTTCATCCGCTTGTAGTACGGGCTTGCATATTTCATAAAATACGGCAAAGGTCTGCCATACTTGGCAATCTGCCGTGGCACCGGGTACAACACACCGGTTTTGGCAAAATCGCATTCTTGCTTGTGGACTATATCATCATCTCACACTCTTGGCGTGTATGAGAGGCTGGCACTTCCACGCCGGATTTTCACCGGATCGCGTACATCCCTTGCGGGCTAGTCTCTTGACCTTCCTTATTATATGTATAAGGCTTGGCACAGGATTGTATCAGATTATATTTGCTATAAGTTTTTAATGTCTACCAAAACCTGTAATGTGGCTCCAGGTATGGCCTTTTCTAATGTGCTGAATATTCTCATGGGTAACATTGTATCTAGCTGCAATTTCTCTGTTAGAAAAACCAGAGTTTATCAAATTTGCGATCTCAACCACATCAAGCTCGTTTAGTTTTGCCGTCATATTATCAGAACCTCTATGTGCTGATTCTCGCATGTGCAGCCTTGTCTGTTCAGGCAGTTTTCTTCCAGACATATGCTCACGATTCTTTTCTCCAATTTTTCTCTTAGACTCTTTAGATAGAAAACGTCCCAGATTTTTCTCTTGGCCGCCATCTTGAATGTTGTAACAACAACCTAAAGATCTATAAAAAGCAATCCACTGCTGCTCAATAATATTGATGTCATCATTGGCTTCTAACACAGCTAGAACCTTAAAATTGAAAGCCTCCTCCCCGTAAGTATTGTAATCATTCTGTAAGTAGCAGTTGTCATGTTCATTATGCGCTAACTTCCAACAATGATGCCAATAGCGTTTTACAAAGCGCATTGTTGTCTGCCCTACATAAACTTTTCCGTTGGCGATATTCGTAATTGCATAAATGCCACTGCTGTCTCTGTATTTATCTTTATCAATAAAAAACATACAACCTCCATATTTTATAATCTGATAGTTTCCCTGTTAGCACACAGACAAAACGCCATTTCCTGCGTTTCCACATTTGTCCTGTGTACACCCTGCTCTTGCAGGTTCACCAGCTGTTTCCACTGCGCGTCACCGCACAGGGCCACCGATTCTTGATGGCTTTCGTTTTTCAATTACCCCGTATGTCACCATACAGGCCAGACTATCTCTTCCATGTTTCCATGGCCGCGCGCTTGGTGTCCGGGCTATCATCTCCCGGCCTACAGGGCTACACTCATCACCCTTAGTCGTTACACCTTTCAATAATTACCAGTAGCTGGTAATCAAAGCTTGGCACGGTATTGTCTTTACGCGGTATTGTAAAGAGTTTCACCGTTAGCCGCCCATTAGGCGACACTGCTGATAAGGCATTCACGCGGTTTTACAACGGCGAAGCCACCGTTGGTTATGGAGAGCAGATCAACATACCGGGCGTATGTCTCTTTCTGCTTCTCAGTTTTTGGTGTTTTGTTGTGGTAGCAGCTCGCGTAATTGGAAATCTCACCAATCAAACTCTTCAAGCTGCGCATAATGCACGCCGTGCGGTTCTGGATCGTGTCCTTCTCCGCCAGCGCAGTTACTTTATCTTCAATATCAATTACAATTTTTGCGTTCCTGTCCACACCCTTCATCATCAAAGGGCTATTTAATACTAGGACCAGATCCCCGTCATACACACCTACGTCATTTTTTGCAGGCGTAGACTATATCTTCTACCGGTCTCCCGGCAGCGGTGCGCTCCAAACTGCGTGTCAATAGCAGCCTTACCCTGGTACACTCATCCCAGATAGTCGTTGCAGCCGTTTCCAGCCACAGGATTCTCCTGCCGTCTCTCAGGCAGGCATTCCCTGTTAGCAGCCCATATGGGCCACACCCCTGACGAGGGGTTCACACCGTTCCAAATGCTGTGTTACCACAGCCCCGGACCATCATTCGATCCGCGCCATTTAATCTCTGCGGGGTAATGCTCTTGCAATTAACAATCAACGTGTTCACCAACTGGCCGCAATATTTTTCCAGCAGCGGGTTGGTCACGCCCTTCAGGATCACATGCTCGCTCTTGCAAATGTGCGGGTTGCGTTCAATCAGCCGTTCGCCAAGCGTTGTCCCTGTTCTGTCAAAACTGTAAAACTCGTCCGCCTCCAGCGCCCCCTTCAAGGGTAGGCCGGCAATGTGTTCCATCAGCATAATCAGGTCAGGCACTAAGAACTTAAAGCTTCCGCGTAGCCACAACTTGCCGCACTTCATGTCATCCTTATATTTTCCAAGCAGGTTGGTTATGTATTTTCGCACTCCCTCCTCTTTCAGCATCTCCGGGTTCTTCAAAATCGCCGCGCAATAATTATTCAGCGGTTTGTGCCGGTCAGCCAGCATGCCCAAAAAGCAGTAGGTGTATACCGGGTCACCGTTCTCAATCTTTTCAACCCAATCAATGCTGTAATCTGCCAGATGCTCAAACTCGTCTACCGGCAAATCCAGGTCCTGCAAAATCTGGTAGTTGCCGCGGGTGTATAGCGGTTCTGTGTCAATATCAAACTGCCACTTTGCAATGCCAATGCAGTGCTTGTTCTTCTTGAACTGGTACCAGTATTCCTCCCAGTCCGCAATCGTGCCGGTCTTCTTAAAATACTTGTACCCCTTGTACATGCTCTCACACGCAATAATCTTGGGTTCAGCCCCTGGGCTGACATCGTGTTCCACGCCCCAAATGTCTTTGATGAATCGTACCCCGCGTTCTGCAAAAAACGTCTCATAATCCATCTGGTTCAGCACACCCTTAAAGTACGGCATACGCCACACCACACTGGTCACGGGCGTCTCACTGCCCAACCGCCGCTGTATCTCCTGCATAATCTTGGGGTGTGCAATCCCGCAGCCGTCAAAGGCGTTTATCTCAATGTCGCGGGTAGTTTCTGCAATGTCTTTCTGTACCCACTCGCGGTCAGCCCCGGTTTTGCGGTCTTTGAACTGGATCTTGCGGTCATATACATATTTAATGTTCTGGTTTGGTATCGTCACAAAACAATCCGGCACCACCACAATGGTCGGGTACCAGTTCTCAATGCAGTGGCAGCTGGAAAAGCACAAACCACGGTAACTCATCATTTTGGCGAGCACAGTCTTGTCTAGCTGTATTCCCATCGTGATTCTCACGTCAAGGTCGTGGGCCAACCGCCTGTCCACAAAGCTCAAGATACCCTGCCGCACCATACTGGCGCTGCGTTCACTCAGCACAAACTCTTGCTTTCCAATCTTAAACCCGTGCTGGATCAACCGCTTCATCGCCGCCTTCTTGTTCTGGCCACCCACGCAATCCACAAACACAACAAACCGATTATACTCGTTGCTTTCATATGTAAGCAGCCGGATCTGCCGGAACAGCATGTTATCACCCTGCTTTACATAAAAGCGCTCTTCCTCCTCCTGGCTGATCTGAATGTTATAGTCATGGTTGATAATGTAGGTCAGGTTCAACTTTCGCACAATATATAGTGGTGGTGCGAACATTACTCGTCCTCCTTGTTATCCGGGTCATTCTCTTTGTCCTCGGCTTTTTCCAGGTTGTAAATCTTTTCAATGCTAACCCGCCCGCTATCAAACGCCTCACGGGAAAGTGCCGCCCACAGCAGCGCGTACAAAACCGGCAGCGCCACAAAAATTCCAACCGTGGCCATAGTGCCCAACATCTGCAACGCCAGCCGGATCACCACGATGCAGCTTCCAACCAGCACCATGGCCTTAAATCCCTGCCACAGGTCATGCAGAAAATTTGTCAGTATC